CGCGCAGCTCCTCGCTCGTGATCGTGATCTCCGGGCTCATGCTGTCACCTCCGCGCCACGCGGGCCGGGAGCGTCTGTTCCGGGCGAGTCAGGCCCTTGCTGAAGCTCTGCGGCTCATATCTGACGCCCACGATCCGGCGGCCGCTGACACCGTACTTGGGGTTGTAGCCGAACAGGTTGACGTAGCTGCCGAGATCCTCGCGCTCGTCGTCCATCGCCTTCAGCACCTCGAACAGGGCCAGCACGTCGTCGATGGCGCGATGGCTGTTCTGCACCTTGCCGGTGAGGTCGTAGGCGATGATCGCGTTGGCGAGCTTGTGCGGGTAGGCCCTGCGGTCTTTGTAGACCGTCAGGCTGTCCAGCCAGTCGATCCGGCCGACCTTCTGGCCGCGGAGCAGGCCACGGAGAAAACAGGCGTCAAACTGTGCATTGTGGGCGATCATCAGGGTCGGGCCGTTCTGCATGAGCTTGACGATCTGGCCGGCTGCCTTGACCGGCTGCACACCCTCGGTCTGGAGCCGCTCGTCGGTGATGCCGGTCAGGCTGACGATGTTCTCCGGGAGGGTCTCGCCCTCGGGCAGCTTGATGAAGGTGTCCATCTTGCCGGCGATCCGTAGGCCGCCGGTGGCCGTGCGCTCCACGCGCAGGGCGGCGAGCTCGATGATCTGGTCGTTGTCGAAGTCGAGGCCACTGGTCTCGGTATCAAACACGACGAGGGCCTTGTAGCGGTCGAACAGGGTGGAGAGGTTACTCATGCCGGGCCTCCTTCTCGCGGGTAGCTCTCAGGGTGCCGAGCATAAACGAGAGAGCCGTGGTCAGTTGATCCTCGGTGGCGAAGGTGCCGCCGAACTGCTCGGCCAGCGCCGCGATGATCTCGCCGGCGTGCTCCGGCGTGACGTCGTCGGTGGCTTCGTCGTCCTCGACGGAGATCAGGAGATCGGAGTCCAGATAACAAGCGGGGCGCAGGCCGTTGTAGCCGCCGTAGGCGTTGTCCCCGTTCAGCGTGCCATCGGAGCTGACGAGGCGGGCGAGTGACTCGTAGCCGTTAGCCTTCGTGCTGAAGGCGGTAGACAGCCACCACCAGTCGTCCGCGTTCGGGATGACGTCGCGGTTGCGCCGGTACTGGTCGACCGTCAGCAGGAAGATGGTGACGGTGCAGGTGCCGTAGTCCTTCAGGCCGTCGTCGGTGGTCAGGTCGAGCTCCGTGGTCAGGAAGGCGTTGGGGCCGTTCACGTCCTCGAGCAGGTTGTCGAGGTAGGTGCCGTTGAGGTATTCCTTGCTGCTGGCGACGGCGAAGTTGTTGCAGTTGCCCTCGTCAAAGGCTCGGGTCTCGATGATGTCCTTGCTCAGGCAGAGGGCGCGGCCGTCATCATTCTCCAGCAGGATCCAGCTCTGGCCTGCATAGTCGAAGGCCGTGCCGCGGGCGGCGTTCTTGAGTGCGATCTTTTTCATGGGGTTGCTCCTTTCGTTCTCTGCGGCCGAGCCTTCTGGCTGGCCTGAATGTTCGGCAGGGTCTCGCCGGCGCGGAGCCGGCTCTCACAGTGCGGGCAGATGTAGCCGGTGCGGGGGATCTTCTGGTAGATGCTGACGTTCCAGTCGAGCCCGCAGCCGACGCACTTGGCTGTCATGGGCCTCCACCTCCTTCCGCAGCCAGAGCCTCGAAAACGTAGCGCCGGATGCGGTTGCGGTACTTCTTCCGGGTTCTGGCTTTCTTTGCGTGGGCCGCGAGGTGCAGCCACTTCGGCGGCACTCCGATGGCCCTGACCGATACCTTCCAGAGCTTTTTGAAGGCAGAGAGCACGGCGTTGATGACCGGTTTCAGGGCCTCGGCCAGCTTGGCGGCGATTTCCCGCAGAGCGTCGGCCAGTCTGTCGAAGGCTTCGCGGGCCTGCTGCATCTTCTCGTGATCGGCGAGCGCCATGCTGCCGTCGTAGACGTAGGGGCTCAGCTCGTTGTCACCTCCGTCGGCCAGACGCTCACAGAACGGGAGGCCGGCAGCTTCGGCAGCCTTGCGGCCCTCCTCGAGGGCGTCCCGACCTTGCGTGACTTCGCAATAGTCCGCGAGGCGGTTGCGGCCGCCTTCGTAGTGCCAGCGGATCCCGGCGGCGATCTCGTCGATGGTCATGTCCTCGCCGAAGTGGCCGCAGTAGTAGCCGTTGACGATGACGGCGTCCGGGTCGGCCTTCAGGATCCCGATGGCGTCGTTGAGGTCGTCGGTCTCCCACTCGTCGTTCCAGATGTCGCTCCAGATCGTCAGGGCGTTCCACGAGCGGCCGGTGCGATACACGATTGTCCAGCCGATGCCGTCGCGGATCTCCGCGGCGAAGTCTCGGGCGATGTCTCTCAGTGCTGCCATGCTGGCGCCTCCTCTCTGGTGATGTGCACGACGGTGACGAGGTCGTCGATCTCGTGCTTGGTGGTGTATGTGTCCCGCTCGTCGAGCCCGATGTGCCGCAGCAGCGTCTCGGGCCCATCCAGCAGGAAGGCGGTGACGGCCACGGTGTTGAGCCGGTAGACCGTGACCTCCACGGTGCAGCGGGCGCCGTCCTCGTCCAGCGTGGACGGGAACGAGGCCCGGCAGATGGGGCTCGCCTCGTATCTGAAGGCGGTCGCGCGGTTCTCGCCGGTGATGATGTCCTTCACAAACTCCTCGAAGGCTTTGCGAGGAATCGAGCTGCGGTACTTGTCCAGCGTGGCGTCGGCGAGCTGCCGGATGGCTTTGGTGTTCATGCTCGTCACCTCACTTTATCTCGTGGATCAGCGTCCTAAAGTGGAAACACTGGATGTTATAGCCGCCGGCTCCGATGGTCTGGATCTTTGCCTTGCCCTCCGTGCCGACGATGATGCCGTTGATGTCGCCCTCGGGGCCTATGTAGAGTGCTGCGGCGTCGGTGATGGTTCCGACCGTGCTCATAATGCGGCCGATCAGGTCGAGCAGCTTGGCCCGCTTTTCTTCTTCCATCGTCTTTTCGAGCCATGCCTCGCGCTCGTCCTCGTTGTGGATCTCCAGCAGCTTGAGTGTGATCTGGTCGCCCGCTTCGCGGAGCTTCTTCTGGATCTGGCGATATTCCAGCCCGCGCTCACTCAGGAAGGCGTCGACGTCGCGGCGCGGCCAGAGGTTTGCGAGGTCGTAGTCAGTCAGCTCGCGGCCCTTGTAGAGCTCGCGGTACTTCTCGAGAGAGGGGAGCGTCTGAAGCGCTTCCAGCCGTGCAGCCCGTTCCTTGGCCTTCAGGCCCTCGCGGTACTCGATGAAGCGGATCCGCTTCTCTCGGTAGTACCCGATCGCGTGCCGTTTCCAGTTTTCGAGGAAGTTCTTCAGGATCTCCGGGGTGTTTGCCTCGAGGTAGGCGTCGCGGGTGATCCGGGTGTTGAGCTTATCCTGCCAGTTTGCGAGGGTCTCGCGGGCCTCGGCCAGCTTGGAGGTCGCGCTCTTGATGTCCTCGCGCTTGATGTTGATGTCGAAGCGGTCTGCGCCTTTTTCAATCATTTTGGCGAGCTGGCTGTTGTGCTTCTTGAGTACGGCCTCGCGCTTCGCCACGCGGCCCTCGGCGTCGATGACCTTCTGCTCGAGCTCTTTCTGTGTCATGGTGGTCTCCTTTCGTTTTGGCCCGGCCGGAGCCGGGGATCTTGGCATTTTTAGCAGCAGGCGAAGATCGCGGCGATCTGTGCCTTGGTTGCTCTCTGGTAGCTGGAATAAAAAACACGACCGCCGACTTCTTGGTTGATGGCATAGTGGCCGTCGGCGTAGCGCTTAATGAGCCACACTTTGCGTGGGTTCCACTTGTCAACCTTGCGTGTCAGGGTCGTGTTGTTTCTTCTGCTTCTCATGGGGGGTCTCCTTTCTTCGGCCCGGCGCTGCCGGGTGTTCTTGGCTACTGTGCGGCCGGTGCTCGTTTACCTCTGCGCTTGAAGCTCTCACGCAGCCGCCTCTCGGCGAGCTCTGCGCTGTACCCTTCGCGCTGGTTGGCGTCCAGCGCGCCGGTCGCGCCTCGCTGGAGCTCCTTGTAGATCGTGGTGTGGTGGACGCTCAGGCGGGCCGCGATGTCGACCGGCCGATCTCCGAGCAGATGCCACGCCTCGATCTTCTTCCTGTCCTCGAAGGTCAGGTAGCGGTACTTTCCCGTCAGTCTCACCTCCGTCCTATGGGGTTGTAGTAAAGAAAAAACGCACAGCCGACTCAGTTGAGTCTCTGTGCGTTTAATGATAATGGACAGCTTTTCGGTCAAAAAATCGAAAATTTCTTGCAGGGGCTTTACATGGGTGATATAATATAGGATGAAATAACAGCCGAATGCCGCTTTGCGGCCTTCGTTTGGAAAGGAAGCAGAAAATTCATGACTACCATTGACATTTACTCCGGATTCCTCGGCGCGGGCAAGACCACGCTCATTAAAAAGATGATCCGCGAGGCCTATCAGGGTGAAAAGATCGTCCTCATCGAAAACGAGTTTGGCGAGATCGGCATTGACGGCGGCTTCATGCAGGACGCCGGCATTCAGGTCAACGAGATGAACTCCGGCTGCATCTGCTGCTCGCTCGTCGGCGACTTCGGCCGCGCGCTGAAGCAGGTCATCTCCGACTATCATCCCGACCGCATCCTCATCGAGCCGTCCGGCGTCGGCAAGCTCAGCGACGTCATCGGCGCCGTAGAGCGTGTTGCGGACGAGAGCGTCACGCTCGGCAGCTTCATCACCGTGGCGGATGCCACGAAGTGCAAGGTCTATCTGAAGAATTTCGGTGAATTCTACACGAACCAGATCGAGACCGCCTCCGCCATCATTCTCAGCCGCACCGGCTCCATCTCCGAGGAGAAGCTGGCTGCCGCCGTGGCCCTGCTGCGCGAGCACAATCAGAACGCCGTCATCATCACGACGCCGTGGGACCAGCTCTCCGGCGCACAGATCCTCGAGGCCATGCAGAAGCAGCACACGCTCACCGAAGAGCTGGCTGACATGATCCGCAGCGCCCAGTCCGAGGAGGACGACGAGGACGAAGAGGAAGAGCACCATCATCACCATCATCATGACGATGACGACGAGGATGACGAGCACGAGCATCATTGCTGCCACCATCATGACCACGATGACGAGGATGAGCATCACTGCCATCACCATCATGACCACGATGAAGACGATGATGAGCATGAGCATCACTGCTGCCATCATCACGACCATGACGACCATGACGAGGATGAGGACGAGCACCACTGCTGCCATCATCACCATCATCACGGCCACGACGCCGACGAGGTCTTCCAGAGCTGGGGCGTCGAGACGCCGAAGAAGTTCACCGAGGAAGAAATCCGCAATGCCCTCGCCGCACTGGACAACGGCGAGACCTATGGCATCGTGCTGCGCGCCAAGGGCATCGTTCCGACGGCGGACGGCACCTGGCTGCACTTTGACCATGTGCCCGGCGAGATCGACGTCCGCACCGGCACGGCCGCTGTGACGGGCCGTCTGTGCGTCATCGGCTCGAAGCTGGACGAAAAGGCACTCGCCGCCCTGTTCGGCGTGTAAGGAGGCTGCCATGGCCATTCCCGTCTATGCCTTCACCGGCTTTCTGGACGCCGGAAAAACGAAATTCATTCAGGAGACGCT